CACAAGAAGAGGCAAGCGCAAGCAAACCTCCGAGCACTGGCCAGAGCTTGTCGCCAGAAGTTCAAGCCAAAATTGCTGCTCTGGCTGCTAAGTAATACCAAAGCGAGGGGCTGGCTAGTAGTTGGCCCCTTACCTATCCCTATGAGAGAGGATTATAAAATGTGGAACGATTGGATTAAAGATTGGCTTAAAGAGGCGGGAGAATGTCTTATTTTCTTAGTCTGCTGCATAGTAGTCTGCGGCATGTTCTTATTAATGGCCCCCTGACCTAAAGTATGGGTCCCTCTCAGATTTCAGGTCTGGGAGGTTCCAGCCTCGACTCCACCCCTATCTATAACATAAAAAAATACCTTGGGTCTCCTATCTATAACATAAAAAAATACCTTGGGTCTCATAAAAAAATACCTTGGCTTAAGTGATGTGTGACATATTTAACACACTATTACCACAATCTAGCACTTTTTATAGGGGCCACCCCTTGACAAATAAAAATTAATACCTATATGTCAAAGACAGGACAGGACACTACATATGTTATACATTTGTTAAGCTTAATTAGATAACTATTAGTTTTAATCATAATAGTTAATAATTAAAAGAGACAAATGACACCATATGTTTAACTTAAGTACTCTTAAGAGTCAACTATAATAATAATCCTAATGATAATAACATAAGGGTACTTAACCAGTGCTAGTAGACTTTAGAGAAATCGTACACCATGACAACAAAAAGATCATAGACTTTAGTGTTTATTGTGTTGTCAAGTATAAGGGCAAGAAGTATTACTATATAAATAAAACTAAAGAAGACTGCTTACTAGACCTCATAGAAGATATAACTAAAGAAGAAATCTTTGTAGAAGAACTAGAGCCTTAAACCTTTTGTTTTTGTTGTCGTTCTTACTTAGAATAGACAAGAGTGTTCCGCCCCGCCACTTAAACTTTCTTTTGTTTAACATCAGTGTCTTACACGAAATATACAAAATAATTACCCTTTGGGGGTTGACATTTGCAAAATAGTACCTATGTGGTATAACACGGCAAGAGTCAAACTCATACCTCCCCAACTGTTTTAGCAATGAGTGAGACGCAGAGTAGCTGACCTTGCCCCCTTATTTTCCCATGAGAACCTCAAGTTCTACGAAAGAACCCCTAAGTATTATGACTTATCCTAAAAATCAGGTGTTGCCCTATAGTAAGCCTATCTCTAAGTATGTCCGTCAGGCAGTGCAAGACGGTGTACAGATTAAAGATATTATGGCTGCTGTAGCTAATAAGTATGAGAGCGCCCCTAGTTCCCTTGGTACCTTCTATAAGTTGTACGGTAGTGACATAGCAGAAGCCAGATCAGAGATTGTCTCTAAGGTAGGTAATGTAGTCGTACAGCAAGCCATAGACGGACACTTCGCCTCACAAGAGCTGTTCTTGCGTAGTAAAGGTGGTTGGAGCCCTCAGAGCACTGTTAACGACCCCGACGAGTACACAGACCCAGATCAGGACTCTAGTGCCATTGACGCACTTATGACCCTACTGGGCAAGGATACAGATGACCCTTCTAACCCTACTGGATAATCTAAGTAGGGCTTTATCAGGACACAGGTGTAGACACCAAGACAGGCGAAGTATTATTGAAGACCCTGACACAACAGACGAAACGTAAGCTAACAGCAGACTCTCTACGAGACTTAAGCTCAAGTAAGCTTAAAGAGGCTCTCAGGCAGTTAACTCCTGAACAAGCAGAAGAGTTAAAGCATGACTGGTCATTCTGGGCTAGACAAGACCAACTAGAGCCAGATGGTAAGTGGAACACTTGGGTAGCCTTAGCTGGACGTGGTTGGGGTAAGACTAGAGCTGGTGCTGAGTGGGTCAGGCATAGGATCAAGATGGGCGACCGTATCGTTCATTGTGTTGCCCCCACTAAAGGTGACGTCAGACGAGTTATGGTTGAGGGAGACTCAGGTCTCTTAAATGTCTGCCACAAGAGCGACAAAACCTACCGTAAGGCTGACATGGGTTATCCTGTGTGGTCTCCTACTAATAACAGTATATCTTGGGCTAATGGTGCTAAGGCTGTATTTTTCTCAGCAGAAGACCCTGAGAGGCTTAGGGGACCACAAGCTCACAGTGCATGGTGTGACGAGTTATGTGCTTGGAGAAACGCACAAGACACTTGGGATATGTTACAGTTTGGCCTACGATTAGGTAAACGACCTGTAGTCTTCGTTACTACCACACCCAAGACCACTAAGCTTCTCCGTGGTATATTAGATGATGAAACTACACATGTATCCACTGGCTCTACATTTGATAACAGTGCTAATCTTGCTGATACCTTTCTTGTAGCTGTAAAGAAGACCTACGAAGGAACACGATTAGGGCGACAAGAACTCTACGCAGAAATACTAGATGAAGCCTCTGGCGCCTTATGGAACAGAAACCTCCTAGCATCATGTGAAGTAGACAAAGAGGACGTCCCCCAGTTAAATCGTATTGTAGTAGCTATAGACCCAGCTATTAGTAATAACACTGATTCGGACATGACTGGCATCATTGTAGCTGGTGTAGACGTTAACGGCACTGCATATGTCATAGAAGACCACACAGGCAACTACAGTCCTCAAGCTTGGGCTGCTAAAGCTGTTGAGTTATATAGAGAGCATATGGCTGATAGGATTGTTGCCGAGAAGAACCAAGGTGGCGACATGGTTAGACATACCTTGCACACCGAAGATGAAACACTACCAATACGTCTAGTCCACGCCTCAAGAGGTAAGATGGCTAGAGCAGAGCCAGTATCTGCACTTTATGAACAAGGTCGTGTTAAACACGTCAGAGGGCTTAACGACCTAGAAGATCAGATGGTTCAGTGGGAACCTCTTGGGTCTATGGGATCACCAGACAGACTTGATGCGATGGTATGGGCTATCACTGATCTTAGTCTTAACGGATACGCCAAGCCTCAACTTAAATTGGCCTACAGTTCGGCTAAAGGACTATTATAGATGCCTAGAAAACTAAGCCAGAGTAAGGCCACACAGACCCTTGGAGTAAGTGGTCAGAATGTTCGTAACGGTCAGATTCGTTCTGACGAGTTTATACCTGAGTTACGAGGTAAAGCTGCGATACGAAAGTATCGAGAAATGAGAGACAATGACAGTACTATTGGTGCGGTTATGTATGCAGCTGAACAAGTACTTCGTGATGTCAAACTCAAGGTGGAGCCAGCTAATGATACCCCTGCAGCAAAGGCTGAAGCAGAGTTTGTCGAGAGTGTCCTTGATGATATGGAACACTCCCTTGATGATCATATTGCAGAAGCACTATCAAGCCTTAGTTATGGCTTTGCTTGGTTTGAGGTTGTCTATAAGCGCCGTGTTGGGCCTACTCAGAGGTCGTACAAGAAATATAGTAAGCATACTGACGGACGTATGGGTGTGCGCAAGATTGTGTGCCGTGCGCCTTGGACAGTCTCTCGGTTTGATGTAGACACCAAGACAGGCGAAGTACTAGGACTTTATCAGGACACAGGCTATGCCCTCTCACAACACTATATCCCAGCTAACAAAAGCCTTTATTACCGTACTACCAGCATTAACGGTGACCCTAGTGGCCGTAGTATCCTACGTAACGCTTATACGTCTTACCAGTACTTAAACAACCTACAGAGCATAGAAGCTATAGCAGTGGAACGTGAGTTAGCTGGTATCCCAGTTGCTCGTATCCCCTCTGAGTATCTCTCAGGAGACGCTACAGCAGCACAGTCAGGTTTTGTTGCCAATCTCGAGGGAATCCTTCGTGATGTAAAGTTCAACGAACAGGGCTACATCATTACGCCTAGTGATACCTATCCTGACAAAGATGGCTCTCCTACAGACATCCGTCTGGTAGACGTGGAGTTGATGAGTTCTAGTGGCACACGTAACTTAGACATCGACCCTATTGTAAGACGGTATCAGCATGACATTGCCCGTAGTGTACTTTCTGAGTTTCTTATGCTCGGTGGGGGTAACAATGGATCATACGCACTCTCTAAAAGTAAGACTGACCTGTTCCTACGTGCCTTAGAGAGCTACATTCAAGCTATCGTAGATGTTCTTAACAAACAACTTGTAGAACGACTGTGGCAGCTTAACGGTCTTAACTATGACCTGATGCCTTGCATCAAAGCTGGTGATGTCGCTCCACATGACCTACGTGAAATCTCAGGGTTCTTGCGTAATCTTAACGGTGCTGACATTGACGTAAGTGACCACCCAGAGGTTATACAAGACCTTATGGCTATAGCAGAACTCAACTACAACCCCGACTTAAACACAGACACACAAGGTGACTTACCCACTGAGGAAGCGCCAGAAGAAGATAAGGAAACAAACTAATGCCAGATATTACAACAGCTCTAAGCAAGAACTTTAAGATCGAGTTGCTTAAGGGTAATCATGACCTCGCAAATGATGAAATTCGCATCTCTCTGATTAAGTTTGGTCACTCTGGTGACTATGATGCAGACACCACCTCTTGGCAGACCGTTGAAACAGCTAGTGACTTTACCACTGGTGCTGGTTATAGCACTAACGCTGGTGGTACTAACCAACCTTATAACACTTTCGCTACCGGCGCTAGAGCCGTTGCCGAATCAACCTTTCCTAAAATAGAGGCGGGTAGCACTACTGCTATTATGGACTTTACAGACGCCACATTTCACACTGTAACTGTCCAAGCTGACGGTTGTGTTATGTACAATGCCTCTTACAACGCAGCTAGTGATGATAACATAATTGCAATCTTTGACTTTGGCGGAACCGTAAGTTCTACTCAGGGTAATTTTACCATTCAGTTTCCTGCTCCGGGAGCTTCTACGAGTATTCTTCGTCTAGCTTAATCTGAGGATCGCTAATAATGACTGTCAAGTTTGGCAACAGAGTAAAGCACACCCTAGTGGGCATTGCGGGTACGGGCGACCTTACCTTTGGCACTGCTGTAGATGGTTATCAGACATTCAATGACGCAGCTTATGTTGCAGGAGACGTATGTCACTACACTATTGAAAGCGGTGTTTCGTATGAGATAGGCACAGGAACTATTACAGTTTCTGCTGGCGTATTTGGTATGAGTCGTGTTGTTATTGAGAGCTCTGAAAGCGGCAATGCTGCCTTAGTTGTCCCCGCATCAGCTACTTGCTTTGTTACTGTACTAGCTCAGGATATAGTACAAAACCTAGCTAACTTACTTGATGTAGCCACCACTGTCCCTAACGCTAATCAGGTATTGGCTTACAACAGTGGCACTGCTAAGTGGGGACCAGTTACCCCCGCTGGTGGTATATCAAGTGTAGCCGATCAGACGGCTCTTGCAGCTTTTACGGGTATGTCGGTAAAAGACTTTATATGGGTCGAAGATTCTAAGTCGTTATACATCTATGATGGTGCTGAATGGGACAAAGTGGCTACGGGTAGTCAAGTTGCACCTAGGTATACAACCGCACCACCAGCTACACTGTTGTTGGCAAGTGATGGCTCTACCACCTCCGACATAGTTACTGTAGCAGTAGACGATCTGGGTTATCCTGTGCAATACGCATGGGATGCTTTTTCTGGCTCAAATGTGTATGGGCCAAGTGCGTTACCGCCACAACTAACCGCAGTCTCTGTTAACCAAAACGGAACTTACACACTGACCCCTAGTGGCACGTCATCTGATGCGGGTGCCGTTAGCTTTAGGGCGCAGGCATCTGACGGAGTTGCGACAATAGTTGGCGTCACCACCGTAACACTGCAATTCTCAGCTAACTTTACAGTATCTTCGCTGTCCCGAAATGGAGACACACTTTCATCTTCCTCAACTGGTCTGTTTTCAGCCACCACAAACGGTGGGTTTATTTCTACGAATGGCTTCCTAGTCGGGGATGTTTTGAATACGGGCAAATGGTACTTTGAGGCCAAATACACTCAGGCTCACACTCTTACAAACGGTGGCTTGTTCACTGGTTTTATTGACGCTGTAAGGGGCGCTAACAACGATACTGGATACTCTACAAGTCCCGGAGGCAATGTGGCTGTTTGGTTTAAGCAGAACGGCGAAGTTGGACACAACGGACCATATGACAATGAGTCAGGCTTTTCTACCAGTTCAAAATGGACTTCAGGTGTTTGCACGACTGGCAACAGCGTTACCACCGCTGACATACTGATGTATGCCTTCGACACGACTGCAAAAAAGGCTTGGTTTGGCATAAACAACAATTGGAGCCTCTTTACTGGCAACCCTGTAACTGGGGCGGGTATGCCAATGTCTGACATCACTGGTGCTGTTCGGTTCTTTGTAGGTTACAACAATGTTGCTGGCTCTATAGGTTTGCAAATTCAAACTGGGGATGGTGGAAATCCAACATACTCAGCACCAACTGGGTTTGATAACTACTAATGTTAGGTTTTTCACCCTTATCAGCAGCACCTATCGGTGATGATGGTGGAGTCGAGGTAGAAACTGTCCGTGCTGGCTACGACAGTAGTCCCGTACCTGATTGGATAACTAACGGTATAGCTGCTGTTGTCCTTACTATTGGTACTGTCACAGTTACAACCGAAGCACTTCTTCAAACAACACCTACATTTGGCACCCTGCCAATTACAAGTAGTAATCGTACCAGTTACCGTGACCTGTTCGTACTTGACCGTAAACCAAACACGATTGAGGCTGTTTACGCCAACGACGGTAGTCTTGCGTACTTCGAACCAACCAATTCACCTTTCATCGATTTTGGCGATTACCTTACTCTAGGCAACAGGGCTGAAACCGCAGAGGATGGCGCTCTAGAACGCCCAGTTTGGTCAGAAGCTGCTTTTACCGATAGTAAGAAACATCTAGCACTATCCTACCAGACCAAGGTACGTTCAGAGCTATCTACTGCTCCATTAGTGTTCCAAGATGCCTTTGCCCAACTTGTTAATGGCGAATACACCTTACCAACTGCAACCACCCCAACCCTCTCTAATCATTCTAAAGAGGTTGTCCTATATCAACACAATGAAGTGCCTGTTGACAACGGGGATGGTACCCAGACTTACACTATTACTAGTTTAAGTGATACCCCCACACTAGCCCTGACAACAGATATTGATGATCAGACTTTGTATCCAAATTCGGGTACAGAGAGGTTTGCAAGTACCTTTGTGGGGGCGATACAAACCCTAAATAGTTACAACCCTACAAACACTACTGGTGAGGGAACTGCAACAGAGTACATAGACTCTGAGTTAAGCTTAACTGTTGCAGGGTTCTACGGTGAAGCTGATGCGATAGGCATCACTAACGGGGCTCACGCTCACGTTCAGACAGACTCTAGCCCTTTTGCAGAGCAAGTGGGTGGACCTGAGAAGTTCAGGAACCTGTTTAAAGACCTTCCCAAAAAGGGCTTTGACATCCACAACCCACTCAACCCGAGTCTAAATGGTCTCCGAGTTCAACGTATTGACGCTGGTGGAACCAGCGAACCCACTGGTACCTATTACGGCACTGCTTGGGTAAAGTACGGGATGCAACTACAGCCAGCTATTACTGCTGCTAACTTCCCTGATGGCACTCCTGTACCACAGACTCACACGATACTAATGACTCAGAGTCTAGGTCAGATTCAAGTTAATGTCTTTGAACCTGTAGTCCTTCCTGAAACAACTGTAGCCTTTTCCGCCCTCCCTCATCGACCATCTGCTGACCCTGCGATTGGTAGTGTCTTTGTTACTCAGGACCAGCTCCTTCCCGCCTTCGATCTTGGCACTGCCAGCTTACCTGACCCTCAGTGGTTCTTAAACCCAGCAAGACCACAGCTCAGAGCTGAAGCTAAAAGGCCTGCTGACGATCACATCTACCCCTATGTTGGTAGAGACCTTGTAGTAAACGACTCTCCCACTATTTCCTTTGATCAGGTCTTGGGTCTTGGTGAGTTGTTGGGCCCCAAGGCTGTCCGTAAGAACCTCAATGAATTTCCGGGATATGATGCAGCTGAAACTTACCAACTAGACTCTGGTCTAGGCGCCATAGTTACTCGCACTATCAATGTTAAACCTGTCAGTCAGCCTAACGCAGACACCGTTACCCTTGGTGCAATTAAGCCTAATGTAACTTTCCACCCCACCAACTTCCAAGCGCAGCTTCAGATACCTACTACTTCTGAGATGACTATTCTGGGTGAAGTTAACGCTATACCAGCCTCACAGTTAGTAACTGGTATCGTTGCAAGCGACTCGTTTGTGTCTGGAGAGGCTAATACAAGCTTCCCTGCTCTCCCCGACCTGACCCTCTCAGAGAACCTAAACTGGTCTTACGTACACTCTGCTCTGACTTATCCTATGGATATTGCCGAGCCATTAAACCTAAGTGTAGGTATAGCTGGGGCCATGTACTTCCACGACCTTGGTCGTACAGGGGTACCAGATACTCAGACGATTGCTCTGGGTGAAATCCTAACTGAAGTTACATTGTTCTGGCCGAGCTACGTTCTTTACGAGAACCATAACTTAACCCTACAGCAGCTTGCAATCCACTTTGACTTTGAGGCAATCAAACACCTCTACAGCACAAAAAGAAGTGTCTCTGCCGGTCCGCCTCAGAACCGTATTGTCAACCCTACATTTGCTACCCCAAGGCATCTTAAGTTAGTGAAGCCAGAGCAACACTTAGACGCATAAAAGGACAGAACATGAGCCTTATTTGGCCTAACAAAGACCCAGACGAACTACTGGACTACAGCGTAGACTGGACTGATATCGCTGTAGGATTTACAATCAGCTCTGTGATTTGGTCTGTACGGTCTAATACTCACCCCACTGAGACCGTACTAAATGCGGGTCAAGATCGTATCCAAGGCTCGAGTGGTGCTATTCAAGACAGTATTCAAAATATCCAGCAAGCACTCGTTAATGACAGGGTTGCCATAATTTACATCGCTGGTGGTCTAGACCTGACAGATTACACCTTCCTCTGCACAGTACAGACAAGCATAGCAACCAAGTTACAACGTGCAATAATACTTCGTTGTAGGAGCGTATAATGGCTGAGTATCAAGGTGAGAAAGTCACACTAAATAAGCCCCGTAGAATACAGGGTGGCAACAAGAAATTTGAAGTCTTTGTAGAGAGTGGAGGGAAAGTCAAGCGTGTATCATTCGGTGACCCCAACATGGAGATTCGACGGGATGATCCGAAAGCTCGGGCCAACTTCCGTGCAAGGCATAACTGCGACTCAAAGAAGGACAAAACAACAGCAGGATATTGGTCTTGCAGAATGTGGGAGGGAGGAACATCAGTGTCACAACTCACAAAACACAATATCGAAGGACAAATCCTCAAGGCAGACGATGAACAACGTCTCGTCTACGGATGGGCCTCAGTCGTTACCGAAAAGGGCGAACCTGTGGTTGATCGCCAAGGTGATGTCATCGAACCAGAGACGCTTGTTAAAGCCGTGAACAGCTTCATGGAGAACATTCGTGTCGGCAAAGAAATGCACAAAGGGGATCAGATTGGGGCGGTTATCCACTCCATGCCTATCACTAAAGAGATCGGTGAATCCCTTGGCATCCAGAGTGACCGTGAAGGATGGGTCGTAGCTTTTAAAGTGTACGATGATGATGTCTGGGCTCGGGTCAAATCTGGTGAACTTGCGGCCTTCTCGATAGGCGGTCGTGCTGTAAAGGAATCTTACGATGCCTAATTTACTGAAACAACTAGAACTAGACGAGCTATCTTTAGTGGATCGTCCAGCCAACAAACAAGCAATGGTCTCTCTTTATAAAAGGGACAACTCCGAGGGAGATACTATGGAGAACGAAGTAGAGAAAATGTCAGATGACATGAAAGCAAAGCTTAAGCCTTACATGGACAAAGGTATGTCCGAGGAAGAAGCTATGAAAATGTATAACATGAAGAAGACCTACGAAGGCCCTCTTGATGAAGTTGATACAGTCAAAGCAGAACTAGGCCTAGCTAAAGCCGAGGTTGATCGTCTTAGCAAGTCGCTAGAAGACGCTGGTTACATCGTTAAAGCAGATGCCATTGAGAAAATGGTTGAGCCTGAGTTTGTAACTTACGGCGATGAGCAAATTAACAAAGCGGATATTCCTGCGGTTATCTTGAAGGCACTGGAAGAAGCAGAAGTTGCTAAAGCAGATGCCATCTTGGTTAAGCATGCGGAAGCCGAATTGCCAAACTTTGACATTGAAGTAGCCAAATCTTTGGTTGCCAATTTCGGAGACGAAGAGACAATCATGCAAGCACTCAAAGCAGCCGACAAAGCCTTTGCTGACAGCATGACTGAACTGGGTAAATCTGACGTAGACGGAGAGTTCGCCACGGCGGCTGATAAGTTGGAAGCACTCGTAAAGTCCTACATGGACGACAATAAAATGAAAAAGAGCCAGCATGCCTTGGCCTACGCTGCCGTAGCGAAGACTGATGAAGGCAAAGCTCTGATCACTAAATCCTATAAAGGGGAATAAAAATGGCTGTTACTCAATCACGGGACAACCGCACACTAATCGCTGCTGCTGATCTCAGCACTTCACAACACCTGTTCGCTGCTATGGACGGGGCTGGTAAAGCCGCAGTCTGTGGTGACGGAGCCCAAGCTTTCGGAGTCATCGAAGTCGGTGGAACCGCAGCTGCAGCATCTACCGTTACCGTATCTGGCAAAGTCATGGTCAAATGTGGCGGAACAGTCACTATCGGTGACGATGTAGCTTCGGACGCCGCAGGCAAGGCTGTTAACGCAGCTTCTGGCGACATCATTCTCGGACGTGCTTACGAAGCTGGCGTAACTGACCAGTTGATCGCCATTGAACTTGGCTCCACTGGCAACGCACACGCCTAATAGCATAGAATAAGGAAATAAAATTATGCCAAATCTAACCCCATCACAGGTGCATATCGACCGCCCGTTGTCTAACCTGACACTGGCCTATGCACAATCGCAAACAAACTTTATCGCTGATAAGGTATTTCCCACGGTAGGGGTACAGCGTCAGTCTGACAAGTACTACATCTATGACCGTGCCAACATGAACCGCACAGGTGACGTACAGAAGCTTGCGCCACGGACTGAGGTCAACCGTATCGGTATGGCTATCTCCAACAGCAGCTACTTTGCTGACGTCTATGGCTTGGGTATGGACTTCGATGAGCAGACTATCGCTAACGAAGACGAAGTACTGAACCTGCGTCAAGCTGGTGCTGAGACTCTGGCTATGCGCCTGATGATCCACCGTGAAGAGCAGTTTGCAAGCACGTTCTTTGCAAATAGCCTCTGGACAACTTCTGTCTCAGGTGCAGCTTCTGGTGCTGGTGTTCCGATCTACTGGAACGACTACACTAACGCAACACCGATTGCTAACGTCACCCTTGCTCGTCGCACCATGCAGCTTGTTTCTGGTGGCTATAAGCCAAACACTATGGTTGTTGGTAAAGAAGTCCGTGACATTCTGGTCAACCACCCAGACATCCTGTCACGCTTGAACGGTGGCGCCACTGTCAGCAACACAGCTCTGATCACAGATGCTAAGATGGCTGAAATCTTTGAGGTAGAGAACTTCTACGTCATGGAAGCAGTGCGTAACACCGCTGTAGAGGGTGCTGCAGAGTCAACTGCCTTTATTGGCGGTAAGCATGCCCTTCTGTGCCACACGCCTTCTAATGCGGGTCTCATGAGCCCTGCGGCTGGTCTTACCTTTGCTTGGAACAATATCCCAGGAGCTAACAACTTAGGTATCACTGTTGAGTCCTTCTCGGATGATGCACTGAAGCGTCAGCAAGTTGCAGAGCACATCCAAGTTAAGATGGCTTACGACATGAAGCTGGTTGGCCCAGACTTGGGTTACTTCTTCAACGCTATCGTACAATAATCGTACACAGGTGGGATGCTTTAGGGTGTCCCACCATCCACACAGGAGACCCCGACTATGATTAGACCCGAAGAGTTCCCGTTTCAAATAGATAGACCTACGTTCGTAAGAGTTCCCTTCACTGGTGCTGGTAAGCAGTGGGAAGCTGGTGATCACTTTCCTTGGAAAGAACTGAGCGTAGATGACAATAAGGTTCGTATACTTTACAATCAAAGAACCCTCTTCCATGACTCCACTAAGGAGACTGGTATGAAGGTTGGTGATGGACTTGAGGCATTAGATATTGATGGTCTCTCAGGTCTGGTAGATACGATAAATGAGAAGGTCAAAGTCTCTTGTGCAACAACAAGAGAGTATGACAAGAAGCGTTGCAAGAAGTCTAGGGTAATAGACAAGCAGCGAGGAATGATCCGTAGTTGGAGGCGTAATTACGGACAGTTGGAGAACGGTTAATGGCTTGGACGTATGATCCTACTACCCTTGGTACTGTTGATGCAGACGAGAGGTTAAACAGTGTGAGGTTGTTGGCTGGTGATACAGACATTACTGACCCCCAGTTACAGAACGAGGAGATTGAATTTAGCCTCACTCAAACTGGTAACAATGTTTACGCATCTGCTGCTTGGGTTGCTCGGGCCATCTCGTCCAAGTACTCACGACTGGTAGACACAGACCTTGATGGCATCTTAACCTCTAAGTATTCTACTCTTGCAAAGCAGTACATGGCCCTTGCAGGGAAACTTGACGTTCAGGGTAAGACTGCTGGGTCCGTCATAGGCATAAGGGCAGGCGGTGTTAGCATAACTTCTGTTAAAGCTGTACGTCAAGACACTGATAGGATTGATCCTACCTTCCGAAGAGATAGGTTTAAGAACCCCGAAAGCTACGACTACTCTGACGATTACACTAGCTAGGGGCAAGAAATGTTTAGGCCGAGTGATTTATTCCGACTTGTTAGTGATCACGGACAGTCTTTGACTCTTCGTAAGATCACAACAGATGGCACCTATGACCCTGCCACTGGCGGGATATCTGGTGACGTAACTACAGACTATACCATACTGGGTTACTTTTATAACTACAGTCTCGGTCTTACAGGAAACAATGACGAGATTGTAAGAGGTCAGAGGAAGCTTCTTATAGCTGCTCAAGGGCTAGAAATTACCCCTGATGATGAAGACCTTGTCGTAGGCAATGGCGACACAGTAAAGGTAACTTCTGTGACAACCCTCTTCTCTGGTGGTGTAGCCTTGTGTCATATGTGTAGCGTACAGGAGTAGTCATGTCTAAAACTAAGCTAACAGGTACGTTTGAAGATCTTATAGAGGGTGTAGACGCCCTAAAAGAAGATGCTATCAGAGAGATGCTCACACAAGCTATAGACTACCTTGTATTAAACTCCCCTGTAGACACTGGTGCCTACATTGAGTCTCATACGTTAAGTAACACTGCTGGCGCTCCAAGAAGTAGATCAGCTAGAGGTCGTAAAAGAAAGTCTGGAAACCCTTCGATAGCTAGGGAACAACTTATGTCTGACCTTGGTAAGTTAGACTTAACTAAAGACATCTTTAACATTAGAAACAACTCTCCTCATGCCAGTATAGTTGAAAACAATCCTAGAGGGAATATCCCCAGAGCTGGTGGTCAAGGTCAAGCTCACGTTTACCAGCAGTTAGCTAACATCCTTGGTACCGCAGAAGTAGATACAGGGACTGAGTAATGGCTAGTATACACAAAACTATTAGAGCTGCACTAGAAAGCCGACTAGCTACTCTAGCTACTGCTAACTCTTTTTCTGTAGCTTACGAGAATGTTTCCTTTAACCCTATTACTGGTACCTCTTTTGTTCAGTGTGAGTTTATTCCCACGCAGCGTATAAGAGCAGCAAGAGGTCTAAACGCTAATATACTTTATAAAGGCATCTTTCATATAAACGTACACTCACCAGAAAATACTGGCCCCGCTACAGCAGAAACCTTAGCTGAACTAATTATTGACAACTTTGAGTCAAACACTGACGTCTCTTACACAAGTGGCGAAACAACAACCATCGTATCTATAGACTATGCTGAGAGGCAGCAGGGCTTCACGGATACACCTTGGTACTATATACCGATTACAATCGGCTGGTACATTTATAACTAGGAGAATAACACATGCCTACCTTCGCACAAGGTTCACGATCTAGCCTACGCTACGTTGTAGAATCCACATTCGGAACTACCCCCACTGTTGACGCAAGCGCAAAGTCAATTGTCCTTCCCTTTACCTCTCACAGCCTTAACCTAACTAAAGACTTGGTTGCTGGTACAGACATTCAAGCTGACCGTATGCCTCGCCATGAACGTCACGGTAACAAACAATCTGCTGGAGACATTGTATGTGATCTTCGTGGTGGAGACTTCGACCCCTTCATTGAATCAGCCATGCTTAGTTCGTTTGATACGTCAGACGGAAGTATTTTAGTTGGCACATCACCTAAGTACTTCTCCATTGAAGACTACTCTGCTGACATTGATCAGGCTCGTTTGTTTACAGGTCAAACTGTTTCCACTATGGGTATCTCTATCGCCCCTAACCAGATGGTAACTACTACCTTTGGTATGGTCGGTAAGGGCATGAGTATTAGTGGTACCCAGTTTACTCACGAAACAGCCTCAAGCGTTAACTCCCCCTTCGATGCTTACTCAGGTGACTTAAAGATTGGTAACAATGTAGCTGGCCTTGCATCCTCTGCAATCATTACCGCCATTGACTTCAACGTGTCTAACTCGTTTGCACCTACCTTTGTTGTTGGCTCTGATGAGACACCAGCACTTGAGGTTGGTCGTGCAGAGGTTACAGGTTCGTTCTCAGCATACTTTGAAGACGCCACCCTGATTAACCGTTTCCTTAACGAAACAGAGTCAGCTATCGAAGTGTCGGTTACAGACGGTGCTTCCCCTGTTAACAGTTACGCATTTACTTTCCCACGTGTTAAGATCAACTCTGCCGATGTAGGTGTAGATGGTCCAACTAGCCGTGTCATTAACCTTAGCTTTACAGCTTTGTATGATACAACTGCTAACACCAACCTTAAGATTGTGCGTACTCCGTTCACCTAATCCCTAGCTAGGGCGGGGGGCATCGGTGTCGGGTCTGATGCTCCCCTTTTACTAACCCGACATAACCCTGACAGGAACCTGACATGGACTTAATGAACCTAAAGCCTACCTCCGACACAGTAGAAGTACTCTTAGTACACCCATCTAGCTTGGAGTCACTCACCAACGCAGACGGTAGTGAAATGTCTATCACAGTATACTCTCCTCATACCAAGGAGTATAAGGCTGTGTTGCATGAACATACAAACAAACGTATTGCCAAAGCCTCAAAGAGAAAAGCTAGTAACTTCTCCGCAGAAGAGTTAGAGGCAGATACGATCAACCTACTAGTTCGTACCACTAAAGACTGGGATATCACCTATGATGGCAAGAAGCCTAAGCTGACCCCAGAACTTTGTACGGTCGTTTATACAGAGTTGTTTTGGATCAGAGATCAAATAGAGGAGGCTATCGCTGACTCTGTGGATTTTACCAAAGCCTGATCGAAGACTTGCTTGAGTTTGCGGAACACTCTTTCGAACTCAACAAGGCCGACCAAAGTGGTACAAGCGAACTTGCACACCTAGAACAAGTAGAAAGGCAGACAGGTATTAGACCAAAGGAGTTAGAGGGGCCAGAGTTCCCGTTTCTTTTGTCTCATATTTGGTCTGCCTTTGTTGCATGTAGCAAGGGAAGGACGGGGGGTTTTAGTGGTGCTAACCCTCTCCCTTACGAAAGTATAAAAGCTTGGATGGAACTTACAGGCACACCACTAAACCCAAGAGAAGTAGAACTCGTTAAAGAGCTTGACGTGATATACATAAGGACGCAGTAATGCCAGTAGTAGACCTAAAATTTGTAGTACACGGAACGGGTGACCTTAAGGCGGCTGCTAAAAACCTTGCCTATATCAATAAGCTTAACGTAGATCGTGTCAGCAACCACGACTTCGTAGCTGCGGCAAACAATAGAGAGCTCAAAGCTACTAAGCAACTAACTCGCTATGAGAAGGAACTAATCAATATCAGGGAGAGGCTTAACCTGACGGGTAAAGAGGCGCTTGACCTTGAAAATAAGCATGGGCGGATGCTTACGCAGCGGAAGACTGAGTTACAAGAGAACATAGACACAGATAAGGTACTACTTCAACAACAAAAAGAACTTAAGGCTACAACAGAAGGTCTTATTAAGGCTAGAGTCAAAGAGTCTAACCGCATCGATGGTCTTCGGGATAAGTATGACAGTATGGGTGCAGCTACCCGTAGGTACCGTCAAGAACAACTGGATATCGCAGATGCCTTTAGGGGCGTAACGAATGGGTCAGTGTTAGCTGATCGTGCGCTGGATGCCTTAACTGCCTCCTACCACGAGTTTGAACAGGCTCACAACTCTGGCACTCTTGTGGATGCAGGAAACCAGTTTGCTCGTTATGGTGATCAAGCCTACAGAGCCCAACAGAGAACCAAGAGATTTGCATCAGTTGGTCTGCAACAAGCAGGTTATCAGGTCAATGACTTTATTGTTCAAATTGCCTCGGGGCAGAACGCACTCGTAGCCTTCGGGCAACAGGGTTCTCAGTTAGCTGGTATCTTTGGTACTGGTGGTGCGGTTATAGGTGCGGTTATTGCCGCTGTAGCTGCATTGGGTAACTTAGCTTATCAAGCCTATAAAGCTAAAGAAGGTATTAAGACCCTTGAAGAAGCCTTGAGTGACCTTGAGTCTGCAACAAGTGCCCTTAAAGATTCTCAGGCAAACCTTGATTATGAGGACGTTGTATCTCAGTACGGAAGTATGAGCGACGAGATATATAAGATGAGGGACGCTTATATCGCCTTGGATGCGGCAGTGTTGGGATCGAACTTTAACAGTTCTCTTAGGGCTTTTGTCAAAGAGGCTAGGGGTAGTATCGGCAAAAGCCTCATTGAAATGACACAACTAGATCACACCCTACAGCAACTGATAGCTATAGGTGACTTTATCTTCCCAATGTTTGGCACCATGTATGACATAGCCGGTGTTAACGCCGGTATTAACTTTAGAGAGGGTTTGGCTAAAGAGTTGGGTAAGGGTGTTGACTCTGCTGCTGTTAAGACCTTCTACAAGGATTTGCAAAAGATCACTGGCTTCAAGGATGAAGATGGTAAGGACGTTGCGGGTATAGGGTCGGCTGGGGATGCTGCAAAGAGAATAAACCAGTTCCTTCAACTGATTGGCCCAGAGGCCTATGATAAACTTAGCATATCTACTCAAGAATATGTTATGAAGCTCAGGACTCAGGCAGAAGCCTATAAGGAGATGCAAGCTCAACTAGACGGTTCTGCTAAAGCTGCTTCTGAAGAGATAGAAGCCAAGAAGAAGTTAGCCGAAGTACTTGCTGCTGAGGTTAAGGCCCAGACAACGGCGTATGAGCAACTGGAAGCTGCGGGTGTTAAGATACGGAAGGCTGAGAAGAAAGCACGGGAGAAGGCTACGGCAAGCGTGATCGCAGCTCACAAATTACAGGTGAGGCAACTCGCCATACGCCTTAAGGCTGGGCTTGCCGCTGCAGCAAAAATTAAGGATGCTCAGGAGTCAGCTGCCGCCAATGCCGCAAAGACAATACTAGGTTACGAAAATAAGATAGCGACCCAGAGGATTGCTTTTTCGAAAGCTGAGGGAAAGAATAAAGAGGCCGAGGCGTTGGCTGTAGAGCTGGCAAGAAAGGTTGCAAGAGAGGAGATCGAAGCTCAGTATGAGGTCTTAAGGGCTAAAAACGGACAGCTGCAATTGACCGATAAGCAGACTACTTTGATGGAACAACAGGTTACCTCTGCTCAGGACTCAGCAGAAGCAGCCGTAGAATTGCAGTATGCCTCTGAGAGAGCATCAGATCATCTTGCAGATCAAGCTAGAGAAGCTGCTACCCTGCGTCAAGAAGTAGAACGTGCGGCTAAAGCCTTTGACTCGATGACAGGAAAAGGAATTAAGTTAGGCCAAAATGTAGAGGGCTTAAAGGAACGCTTACGCTTGTTACAAGAGGGTAAGTCTAGCCGAGAGGCTAAAGCTGGTGGGGATACTGCGACCGAAATAATGAGAGTAGAGGACCAGATCGATGCTCTTAGAGAAGAGAACAAAAGGCTAGTAGCTCAAGGTGCGACCCCTGATGTAAGTAGTGAAAGTCTTACCCAAGAGGAGACGAAACAAATCAACCTCCTCAAAGATAGGCGTAGACTTCTCTTAGATATAGCAGCAGAGGAAGACAAGAACCGGCCAGCTAAGAAAGGCCAAAAGACTGCTGGCGAGATACTTCGTAAAGAAGCTATTGCCATGAGCCTAAAGTTACAACACCGTAAGCAGCTTATAGGTCTCTCTGAGGAGGAGCTGCTCATAGAAAATCACAAGTTTAACCTTACGTCTAAGGTGAGTGAACAACTGGCAGGCATGTCGGCAGAGAGAAGGGCCCAGTACGAGGCAGCTATACTAGAACAAGCTGAACTCTTCGCTGCTAGGGAAAAAGAGGTTGCCCAGATAGAGAAGATACGGAAGCGTAATGAAGACTTGGGTCTGGCAATGTCAGAGAGCTTTGGTGACGCTGTAACCTCCATAATTGACGGGACTAAGAGTATTGGTGACGCCTTTAAGAACATGGCGAGAGAGATCATCGCTGAGTTGTGGAACATCTTTGTTATTAAGCAGGTCACAGGTATGATAGCAGGACAGATTTCAGGCTTTATGGACTTCAATGCCAGTGCTTATGCTAACGGCGGGGTTATTCAAAACGGTGTAGATAAAGCCTATTCTCAGGGTGGAGCCTTTAGTCGTGGAGCAGAGGTAATACCCTTTGCTTCTGGTGGTGTTGTTTCCTCACCAACTACCTTTTCTATGTCAAATAACCAGACTGGTCTTATGGGTGAAGCTGGTCCTGAAGCTATTATGCCACTTAAGCGGTCTAAGAATGGTAAGCTTGGTGTGTATGCAGAGGTTGAAGGTCAAGCAGGAGACACTGTTAGCAATGTCGTTATCCACCAGAACTTTAACTTTACTGCCAACGGTGACGAAAGCGTTAAGAAGATTATCTCAGAGCATGCGCCCTCAATCGCAGCTATGACTAAAAAGCAGATACTCGATGATCGTCGTAGGGGTGGTCAGATGAAACAAGCGTTTGGGTAAGGGAACCTCATGTCAATAAAAACTGCGCCGACTACCATAGGCTTTGAGTCAATAACCTTTAGAGCAGTCAATGCTATTGCTACTAGCCAATCCCCCTTTACCTTTAAGCAACAGATTATAAGACACGCAGGTCAAGCATGGGAAGCAGATGTTTCCATCCCCCCTGTTCGCAGAGAGTTAGCTGAACCTTGGATAGCTTTTCTGTTGTCGCTAAGGGGATCAGAGAACCACTTTCTCCTGTCTGATCCTAACTGTTCTGCCCCTAGAGGTACTGCGGTAGATGGTGACATAGTTGCCACTGGCACTAAGGGTGCGGACTCTGTAACACTGACCCTATCAAATGCTGCAACACTTAAGGCCGGTGACTACATACAACTTGGTACCTTAGGTAATACCAAGCTACACAAGGTTCTGGAAGATATTAGCAGTACGGGTGCTGTAGAAGTCTGGCCCGCCCTTCGGAAAGCTTACACTAACGAGGCTGTCTATGTTGCACCCGCTTCGGGACTGTTTAGGTTGTCTAGTAATACACAAGAGTGGCAGGTAGGTTCCTCTAGCACCTATGGTATCAGCTTTCTGGCTGCGGAGGTTATACAGTAATGACCCGTACTATTCCCACGGTGGTCCTTAACGCCTTAGAAGATGAAGTCGTGGTACCCTTCTATGCTGTGGAGCTAATGTTTGATGACGATGGAGCTTTAAGGCTTTGGACAGGCGTAGGTGATCTTGATCATGACGGTCACATTTGGACTGGCGGCGGTAACTTACTCAATATATCAGAGGTGCAAGAAGCTAACGATCTCTCTGCGAGAGGTTCAGTCCTTACTCTCAGTGGTCTGCCCTCAGAGATACTGTCCCTTGCACTAACACAACCTTATCAGGGGAGGGTAGCTAACATATACTTTGGAGTTAGGACACATGAAACTGCGTTTACAGAAGTCTTCTCTGGCTTCATGGACCAGATGAATGTGTCAGAAGGTCCAGATTCTGGAAGTATAGAGATAACCATAGAGAACAAGTTGATCGACCTAGAAAGGGCAAGGATCGCTCGGTACACATCTGCTTATCAAAAGTTGAAGTTCCCCAATGATAAGGGTTTAGACTTCATAGAAGACTTACAGGATAAGAACATAGTTTGGGGCAGATCGCCTAAGTAGGGAAGAGTACGGATGGGTTTTAGTTTAAAGAGAAGTCTAAAAAAGGCGTTCAAAGTCGCTGTTGTGGCGTTTTTCACTGCGGGTATTATGGTACTTACTGGTGGAGCGGCGGCGTTCTTACCTACATTCTATGTACACGCTGGCTTAGGCCTCCTTATGAGTGCCTTGGCACCTGACATGAATATGCCCACGTTTGGTGGTGGCAATAAGAAGAATAGGGGTTATAACGTAACGCAGACCGGCTCTGCTATGAACCATCAGATCATCTATGGTAAGATGAAAGTTGGCCCTGTAAGGGTCTTTGATGGAACTACGGGAACGGATAATGTAACCCTACATAGAGTTATAGCCTTTACTGGACATGAGATAGATGCCTATGAGCAGGTCTACCTCAATGACGAACTTGTTACGATAGCCTCTAATGGTAATGTAACCTCACCCTCTCGATTTGATGGTAAGGTAACTCTTAAGATGAAGCTAGGTTCCCCTGACCAAGATGCTGAACCTACTCTAGTTTCTGCTGGTGTTGGCTACACCAATGAACACAGGCTTCGTGGCATCGCCTATATGTATGCTAGATTTGAGTTTGACACTGACGCCTTCCCTAATGGTGTCCCTGAGATCACGGCTGTTATTAGGGGTAAGAAGGTCTTTGACCCAGAGAACCCATCTGCTGCCCCCGCTTGGTCAGACAACCCTGCCTTGTGCATACGGGACTATATTACAGAGTCGGGCTATGGGTTAGGGGAAGCCGAGTCTAATATAAATGACGCTTCATTTATTCTTGCCAAAGGTATTTGTAATGACACCAATACCCTTGCAAGCACTAAAAGGTTTACTTGTAATGGAGCCTTTACCACAGCTAGTACCCCTCAACAACTACTAGAGGAAATGATAAAAAGTTGTGGTGCAATGTTATGGTACACTCAGGGCCAGTGGAACCTGAAGGTTGCTAAGTACACCACCCCAGTACTAACCCTTGATGAAGACGATCTTAGGTCAGGTCTTACTGTTTCAACCAGACACTCTCGCAGAGATAACTTTAACACCGTACAGGGTACGTTCAGAGGCGTTGAGAGTAACTGGCAAGTAACAGATTTCCCACCAGTGACTAACGCTGACTTATTGACTATTGACGGTGGACTAGAGTCTTCCTTGGACTATGACTTACCCTTCTGTGACAACTCTATAGAAGCTCGTAGGCTCTCCCGTATTATGCTAGAGCGTAACAGGCAACAGCTTGGCTTCTCCGCAAAGTTTGGACTGAGGGCCTTTCAGCTACAAGTAGGTGACATAGTAAAGATAACGAATACTAGGCTCGGCTTTGAAGAGAAGGAGTTCCAAATTGTTTCTTGGACGTTTGGGGTAGAGCAGGAATACGACCTACAAATTGAAATGTCTCTTCAAGAGATATCTGAAAATATCTTTGATGAGGTAGATGATGGCATTGTCTATGAGAAAGATAACACTACCCTGTTGTCGCCATTCGACGTACCTACCGTTGACGTGGTAGTTGAGGGCGACCTTAGAACAGTTAAGGGCAAGGCTGTGGGTGTTATGAAAGTTAACGTCTTTAACAACTCTAAGCTACTTGACGGAGTAGAAGTTCAGTATAGGAAAACGCCATGAGTGACTTTATTACAATTGGCAATACTGGTAGTTTTTTAGGAAACGAGTCCGTTGAAGTGTTCCCTATAGAAGATGGCACTTACGATGTAAGGGTCAGGGTTATTAACTCTTTAGGTGTTCGTGGTCCTTGGCAGTACTATAATGAAAACTTCCTTGAGGCTAAAGGCGCACCACCAGCAGACGTGACTAACTTCAGTGGCAACGTAGTTGGGGATAACATATACTTATCTTGGACCCCTGTACCAGACTTGGACTTAGCCCACTATCTCGTTAGGTTTTCCCCTGCTACCTCTGGTGCTACATACGACTCTTCTGAGTTTAGAGTTAAGGTAAGCGCCAAGTCTAGTACGGTTACTCTACCCACTACTGGGACAGGCACATACTTTATTAAGGCTGTTGACGAGGCTCAGAGTGGGAGTAATCAATCGGTTAACCCTTCGCTCTTTATAACTACTACTGCTGCCCTAGAAGACCTTAACGTGGTAGCAAATATCTCAGAGCATACGGCCTTTACAGGAACCCTAGTAGATACGCTCAAGTTAAACGACACTATCCTCCTAGACTTCTTTCCACCTTTTGATACCCCCACAGAGAATTGGAATGACAGGTTAGGTGACTTTGATGCCTTTACTGGTTTTGCGTTGGAGGGCTTTTACTACTTCACTAACAGTATAGATTTAGGTGCTAAGTTTACAAGCAGACTCTCCTATGTTCAAAAGATAGGTAGGACACTGGGTAATCAAGAGTTTGATTCTCAGACTGGACTCTTTGATGCAGCTAACCCAAATGCTCCGTTTGACGGTAGTGCAGTTAACTCTGACGATGTGCTTGTGGAATTGCAAGTCCGTCAGACTGACGATGATCCTCAAAACAACCCTAGTTGGTCTGGTTGGTCAACCTTTACAGTGGCTGACTTTACTGGAAGGGCGTATGAGTTTAGGGCCAAGCTTTCCACTATAGACTCTAATGCCTCCCCCATCCTAGAAGAAGTGACAGTTAACGTAGACATGCCCGACAGGACTTTCGCTGAGGCTGACATTACGTTCACAGGGTCTAAGGTAATAACCTTTGCTAACTCCTTCGTAGAGTCTCCCGCAGTAGGTATCGGCTTACAAAATATGACAGACGGAGACAGGTATACAATCACAAACAAGACCCGAACGGGATTTACTATTAACATATTCACTGGCAGTGCAGTCAGTACTAACGCTGTAACCTTAGATTATGTAGCTAAGGGCTACGGGAAAGGACGATAACGAATGGCTCACCATGACTACATTATAGGAAACCAGAGTTTTCCATCTGCACGGGCGGACTTAAACAATGCCCTAGCTGCAATCGCAAGCAACAACTCAGGCACCGAACCATCTACTACATATGCTCATATGTGGTGGTACGATACGACTGCTAATATCCTTAAAATTAGGAACGGTGATAATAATGCTTGGGTAAATGTCGTAATCTTAGACGCTGCTATAACGAGTAGTAACACTGAGCTAAACCTTCTTAATAACATCGCACAGGGTTCCCTTGTCTATGGTGATGCGTCTAGTAATACCGCTCTGTTGGTCAAAGGTGCTGCTGGAACAGTATTAACTTCGGATGGTACAGACATTAGTTGGGCAGACCCCGCAGCGCAAATACCTTCGCTCACAAGGGGTCAGATTGTAGTTGGTAATTCCAGCTCACAAACTGTCGCACTAGCTGCTGGCGCATCGAAAGCGGTTCTTACAATGGACCACGGTGGTGACGGTGACGTGGTTTGGACTGCTGAGAAAGACGTGCTTCTACGGTCTGGTGGTGAGATTGGGTGTTACTGTCTCGCTGGGCATAGTACTGGAAATATATATGGCGTTGGATCGGTTGCTACAGGGACGGTCCTTCGGCTTGCCAGTACTTTTGCTACGAGTAACACTAATCACGGACTGTCTGACATAGCACCCGCAGGCTCTTATCGGTGTCAGGGAGAAATGGGGCGTAATGATGATGTAGCAACAGTGGCATCCAAGCAGCAATGCGTGATGGTATGGCAGAGGATTTTATGATGAATATACAGTTTAGAGACGCAGAGTCTCTCCAACCCGATAACCTCCGAATGAACGTGTGGATAAACACAGGCACCTCTGGTTGGATAGAGTATCACTTAAGCCCTACTGACACAGATATGACTATAGACAATGGTGCCCTTTTGGAACTGATTGGTGACGACTTTATACCCTATGTCGCACCTACAGCCGAGGAAGCCGCAGCGACAGAGGCAGAGAGGGTCAGAGAGCGCAGGAGCGTCATCCTAGAGGTCGTTGTTGACCCTTTGGTGTCTAACCCCCTACGATGGGCTGATTTGAGCAGCAGCAAGCAAGCTGAGTGGGTTGCGTTCAGGACTGCCTTATTGGGCATCACAGAGCAATCTGGCTTCCCCCATACAGTAACTTGGCCCACACAGCCAGAATAGGACATTGATATGAGTCAACACAAGTTTAACATAGATAATGCCTTTTTCCCTGCTACTAGGGCGGACATTAATCTAGCACTGAAGGCCCTCGCTAGTAACTCTTCTGGTGCCTCAGAGTTTACCACCATGTTTGCTAATCAGTTTTGGTTTGAGACAGACACTAACACTCTTAAGTTCAGGAACCAAGCCAACAATACTTGGATACCCCTATTAGTACTAGATCAAAGTGCTGCAGATATCGCAGTTATTGCCACGCAGACGTTAGCCTTGGGGGGTACAACCCTAACCTCTTCAGGTACAGAAATTAACCAGCTAGATAATATTACTAGGGGCTCTATTCTTTATGGTAATGCCTCTGGTGCAACTGATAGACTAGCTAAAGGCGGTGCTGGAACAGTACTAACTTCGGATGGTACAGACATTAGTTGGGCTGCTGCTACTGGTGGTGCCACGGAATTTATTGCATCTTCTGGCAATATAAGTGCTGCGGACTTCCCATTTACTCAGTTTGATGCTTCTAAATACTGCAACTATCAGTTTGTATTCTTGGATGTAAAACCCACCACAGATAATGTTTCCCTTGAGCCACAGGTCAGCGCAGATGCAGGCTCAAACTACGATACTGGCTCAAATTATAAATTAGGCTCCTCCGCTACTACAAGTTTTTTCAGTGCTAATGGCGTCGGTAACGCATCTGGCGACACTGGAATAAACGGCGTTTTTAATGTTTACAATGCAGGCAGTGATAAATTTACAATGGCTAAATCAGACTTGGTTTGGACATCCGCAAGTGGGGATATCGCCTCCGCAAGTTCTGGTGTAGGACACACAGTTAACGAAGTTACAGATGCAATCAGGTTCAAGTTTTCAAGCGGAAACATAGCTTCTGGAACTATCCTCATGTACGGAACTAAGAAATCATAAACCATCTTAAGGAGCAACCAATGGGATACACACTAGGACTAAGAAGTAAGCAGAACTTGTCGGGGGTACATCCTGACATGATTGCTGTTGTTACAAGAGCATTAGAGATTAGTGAAAAAGACTTTAGTGTAACTGAGGGTGTTCGTAACATTGAACGTCAGCGTATGCTTAAGAAGACAGGTAAGTCAACCACACTTAAGTCTCGTCACTTGACAGGGCATGCAGTAGACGTTGTACCCTACCCTGTATCATGGGAGTGGGAAGACTTTTACCCTATTGGGGATGCTATGAAGCAAGCTGCAAAGGAGTTAGACATTAAGATTGTTTGGGGTGGTGATTGGAAGAAGTTCCCTGATGGGCCACACTTCCAGCTAGATTGGAAGGCCTACCCCTGTGACTAGCGGGGATGAACTTTGGGTAATGAATAAAAATATATCGGCAAGTCTTATGTTTGCCTTGGTAGTGCAAGCCGCAATGATAGTTTGGGCTATTTCACAGATGAGGGCAGACGTAGATGCCAACTACGCCTCTATAGTTAGAATAAGTGCCGATGTTAAGGCTGTTGAAACATCCTCAATTACTCAAGCCGTACAGTTAGGTAAGATAGAAGAAAACATAAAGGGAATTAAAGAGTCCCTTGAAAGGATGCTTGAGGTAATGGAGAGAGACTAATGCTAGACCCCATAACGGCTATATCAGCCTGTACTGCTGCCTTCACTATGACTAAAAAATTGGTGCAACATGGCAGAGAGATAGAAGACGTTATGGGGCAGCTAGGGGAGTGGTTCGGAGCCGCCTCTGATCTCCATAGGGCAGGACAACAAAGAAAGACCCCCTCTACTATAGAGAAGCTAACTGCTGGTGATAGTATAGAGAAGGAAGCCTTTGACATAATTGTCCATAAGAAGAAGTTAGCAGCTCAGGAGAAGGAGCTGATGTTCTTACTGAACATGAGGTTCGGTCCCTCTACTTGGGAAGAAATGATAAAGCTCAGACGTCAGATACGCAAAGAGCGTGAAGAAACTGTCTACAAGGCTATGGAAGCTAAGAAACAGATCGTAAATAACATGGCTATGTTTGCACTGTCCCTTGGTATCCTATTCGTTGTTTTTGGCGGGGTATATTTAATAGGTAAGGGTACAGGTTCGTGGTAAAGATGTTCGTCATACTGCTGATGCTTTCCACTGTAGGTGTACAGGCTAAAGAGCCACGTATGGTTATCTGCAAGTTGTGGAAACGCATTGCTATAATGGGTATACAGCAGTGCTGGTATCGTGGTCCTAACGGCTCCTCTGCCACATACTACCCCACACCCTTAATACCTAAGTATGAGTACGGGGCAGCTTACCGACAATGTCCTCAGAGTTTTGAGTGCGTCTACGACTTTAAGAAACGTAGGCCTTCTGCACAAGAAATTATAGATGGATTGAAAGGACGATAAATGACCGTGACTATGGAAAGATTTCTGCACTGGAAGATCATGCCCCGTCTTATGATGATGGTTATGACATATATGTATATCGAAGTACTGTTCTGGTTCATGCACCTACCACCTGATGCTATGACCTCACAGGCCACTGCTCTGACTGCCACTGTGACAGGTGCTATGACCGGAGCCTTTGCTGTATGGTTAGGACATGAGAAATGATAGGAGCCCTCATAAGCAGCCTTACAGGGCTTGCTACAAGCGTCATAGATGGTAAGACACAGATCAAACTGACCGAAGCTGAGATCAAGAAGAAGCAGCTTACTGGTGAGATTGACTGGGACATAGAGGCTATGAAGTCTACTGAGAACAGTTGGAAGGACGAATGGATCACCCTACTGTTCAGTATACCTCTCATACTTGCGTTCTGTGGAGATTGGGGCAACGACATAGTAGCACGTGGCTTTGCCTCACTTGAGGTTATGCCCCAGTGGTATCAGATTGCCTTAGGTGGTATCGTTAGTGCCAGCATAGGTATGAGGTCTGTGAGTAAGTTCTTTGGAAAGCGGTAAGGTATTAGAGTTCCCGCAAACGTCAGAGTTAGACAAGCAATACCTTGAGCTAGAGAAGCAGCAACAACTAATTAAACAACAAGCGGATTTAATACTGAAGACTATTAACAATAAGTAATACACAAAGTAAAGCCCCTGCGTCCAATTAAGGATACGGGGGCTTTTTTTATTTGCCGTGGTCTTCGTCTAAGTGTCTAAAGAGGGCATACATAGGAACCTTCATCTTAAATTCTATGTCTTTCTCTAGCCTATCTACCTTTCCTACTAGCCAGAGTATTAACAAGGTTTGGACAACAAGGACTATAGACATAACATCAGGCATCCTCCACCACCTTCATCAACCTGCTACCGTACCACTCGGCTTTCTTCAGGTCTTCTATACCGTTCTTGTACCGCCATCGGTGTAAGTATTTGGCGATATTCCCACGTAGGTACCCGATGTACTCTTCTTCGGTTAAGAAGTCCTCGATGTAGTCAATACACTCAATGTAGCCTGTCCCATAGTGGGGCGGGTGGTTAACCATGTCACTGTCAAAGTCACTGGTCATTTCTTTCCATTTAGCCATTGTCAGTCCTTATCTGTCGGTTTAACTTCTTGTACCGTCTTCATAGGAGGCTCTAGAGGGGGAACGGGTTGGCCCCTTGGGGTAAACGTGGCACCCTCTCCAATGACGAGCTTGGCCTGACCCGCTTGTACTGTACCCTTAACTTGCATTATAAATCTCCTTTAGTCTTCTGGTTCTGAAACTGCATCCCTACGCAAAGACTACGAAACTCTGCTGTAGGGCTTGGTGAAGTCTCAAGCAAATATAGCATGTTTAGCTCTCTCACTGCTTGGCACTTCTCTTCCGTCTTATACACCGCATTAGGGGCTCTCACCGAGTAGACAGGTACCCCGTCCTCCCACATGCTGAGTATTACTACATACACGTATATCATAAGTTCTCCTTCATAAAAACACGTACCCATTGGGCACATATATCACTTCTCACTATGTCGTCAACCCCAAACTCGATAACTGATACGGGCAACAAATGTTTCTTAGCTAGGTGTATCACCTTAGACAAGCCGTCTGCTTCCTTTAAGTCCGACTGTTGGACATCACCGTTAAGGACGATAGTAGAGTTCTCCCCTACCCTAGTTAGTAGCATCTTAAGTTCGTGGGTAGTTATGTTCTGAGTCTCGTCAACTATGATAAAGGCGTTCTCAAAGCTACGTCCTCTCATTAAGGCCAGTGGTGCCATCTCGATATTACCAGACTTAATACCTGTTTCCACTGTACCCTTGCCCAAGTGTTTGATGAGTACGTCTAAGACTGGTAAGGCCCAAGGGTAAGTCTTCTCTTCTAAAGACCCTGGCAAATACCCTAAGTCTTTACCTACTGCCACGTGGGGTCTGGTAATGACAATCTTATCAATACTCTTAGTAGTGTACTGATCAGCAGCTACTGTGGCGGTGATGTAAGTCTTGCCTGTACCTGCTGGTCCCAACACGAAGACCTGTGTAGAGTCTGTAAGGGCTTCTATGAACTCCTTCTGCCTAGTTGTCTTAGGGGTGAGGCCAGAAGTTGCCTTCTGATCTGCACCTTTATAAGTTGTCTTACGTCTTGTCTTGGGTTGCTGCTGTGTCACAGTCTGATCAACTCCGCTTCCTTGTATGGGATATGGTAGAACAACTCCCCCTTTTGAATGTATCTACCTTTGGCGCCTCGGACAGTCTCCTCTGTCATCTGCTGCCCCCTGATCATCCAGCACTGTGTTAAGTGGACGTTAAAGACATAGAAGTTTACGTTACTGTCATACTTCTTTAGTAGCCTTTCTTTACGGTGAGGTATCCGTATCTCTGCCCAATCATCGGGCCATTCCTCCTTCCATGCCCTCTTAACTTCGCCCTCTGAGTAATAGATGATACCCTTCTTTGTAGTCTCTACATCTGCAAAGTAGTTCTCTTTGACGTTAGACACTGTGTGTCCTTGCTTCTCCAAGATTTCGATAAGCTTAACCTTAGCAGGGTTGTCAAACCTATCGTATAAACTTTGCTCAAACCGTTTCTTTACTTCTGTCATTATGTAATATCCACCATTTCACAAACGTCACCAGTGCAAGCCATAGTCTGCATACCACTGGTGTTGTCTTCTTGTTCGTACTCAGATAACTTAGTCCAGTCGATACTCTTAGGTGAGGTATCTTTGATCGCAAGGTAGTGGTCTTTGTCACAGTCTTGGTAGGGCGCCTGTTGGTACGTATGCTCATTGAAAGGTAAGAACGATACACCTGACATTTCATCAAAGTGTTTGTACACAAAGGCACCTACCTCTAGCCACTCGTCCTTCTTGACGTTAATCGTAACACTAGGCTTATGCTCACACCAATGACGTTGGTACATCAGCCACATATCTAGCTGCTCGATTGCAGTCATGTCAGCAGTATGGACGGCGCCCAGAGGAGACTGCATGGGAAAGCTAAACACTGTAGTAGCATCAGGCTTCATAACGTCAGGCTCATTAGGGATACCCTGATCTATCATAAACTGTGTCAGTGGGTCTTTATTATCTCCACGTACAGTACGGATATAATAGGGAGAGTGACGAGCGTGAATCCCGGAAGCTGAGTCAACCAGTTGGGAAACTGTTCCACTGGGCTTAACGCAAGTAATAGCAGTGCTATGAGGGATACCAAGACGGTCAGCCCACTCAGCGTTAGTAGAAATAGCCACATCCCTTAAATGCTCCAAGGTTTCTGACAGGCCATCATTAGCCAGTGTCATTAGCTTGTTGTCCATTATCCCTGTGAGTGACACACCGAGCAGTCGCTCTGTTGCTGTATTGGACTGCCACATCTTTCGCAGATATGGGAAGTGTGTGTAGGTTGACTGAATGGTTCCAAGTATAGTCGCAAGGCGGACTTTGTCTGCAAGGTCTTCCACAGTGTCGTTTGCACGGATAACCACTTCTGTGAGATTACAGAACTGATTTGGGCGTAAAATGATTTCCGAACAGGGGTTTGTTCCGAAGTCATAGCAAGACTCTCTACGGCCATTTTTTGCAGCTTGTTTAACTGATGCTTGTCTGTTGAAGATACCACGTTCACCACTCCCACTTTCCATAAGTGCAGTCCACTCACGCATGAAGGACATACTATCAGGCTTCTCTGTATAGGCTACAGAGTTATTAGCTAGGCCTCTCTGTTGCTCTGTCTTCCACCAATCCCCAGACTTAGCGTAACGCATACGATCATCTGACAGGTTGCTTAAAGAGATCATAGCAGACCGTCTAACGCCCCCTACAACAACGACTTCACCGATCTTACACATAAGGTCATGACACTCAAGACTTGACAGGCGATGGCCCTGTGAGGCTTTGAATGTAGAGACTGCAAAGTTAAACAGATCAACCAAAGGTGCAGGGCCACTAGCCCTACCACCAAACGTCTTTAGTTTAGCACCAGCAGGGCGAACTTTAGACACATCCCACTTAGGGATTTCACCAGCCCATAGGAGTGCCAACACTTGCCTGAGACCTTTAGCCCAGCCTTCCTTGCTATCCTTGATGACGACAGTCGTTTCGCTTTCGAAAAGCGTAGGAACCTCAGGGAGTTTACTGATGAACTGACGCTCAACACTGAAACCAACCCCCGTACCGCAAAGCAAGATGAACATAGCCTCATCGAAAGACTTAGGATCATCTACGGGTAGGTAACTACAGTTGTACATACAAGTGTTGTCACGTTCAGCAGCAATACCCGCAGTCATAAGTGATCGCATACTTGGCATAACAGACAGGCTAAGAATAGCTGACTCAATCTCTTCCATAGTATCGGGATTATCAGCTAAGTACTTGCCAGCGATATTAGTCATGTACCGGTTTACTGTCTCTCCCCAAGTCTCTCGACGTCCAACACCCTCAAGCCACCGAGCATAACGGCTGGTCGCAATAAAGGTTTGGTAGTCTGTTGGTAGGTAGTTACTTTTCATCTGTGTTCTTTCCTCGTTGAATAATGTCTTCGTCTAACCAGATCATACGATTAATGTCACCACGGTTAATGCCTATGTCCTTTAGTATAGAGTTAGGCAAGGTGTTTAGCTGCTTGATGGTCTCTCTGTGTAGTCGCCAAGTCTGTAAGTATTTCCAGTATCTAGTGACCCAGTTCATACTAAGTCTTTCAGATTAGGTGGCTTATAGTGGGGGCCCTTCATAACCTTACCGTGTTGGTCTTTAATGGGCTTACCATCCTCACCCAGCTTTGACATATTGGACTCATGTACCCGCTTAAAGGCTTCGTCTAAGTCCCAACCAAAGGTAACCGCATACCCATATATTACATACACTAGGTCGGCTAACTCTTTTAATCTGGCGTGTGGCTCTGTCTCGTCAACAGTCTCGTAGAACTCTTCTCGGATCAAGGCAAACCTAAAGTCCTCTAGGTCTGAGCCCAGCTTGTACTCTTTGTCCATAGGCTGACCCATGTGGTCAACAAACTGTGTAACCATCTCTTGTGTTGTTGCATCAGCAAACATAGGAAACTGGCCGATAGAAATGTCATCGTTCATCTCCATGAAAGCGTCTATATCGTCTTGCGTAATCATCTCAGTACTCCTTATCGTCTAAGTATTCATCTAAATCTATTAAGCCTGTGTGGTGCAAGTGAAGGGCTACTTCATCATGTGTCAAACCAGCGTCTAACATTAGTTGAAGTAGCCCAAAATCTTCCACAACACCACGTAGCGTGTGATCATCATGGTAGTTAGTCATTAGGCGCCTTCATAGCCAAATATGTAAGGCGTGTTCGTGTGCTTAAAGTGATCTACAACTGCTTTAGCAGAGTAATCTGCTAGGGTCATGTTTAAAGGTTTACCCAAATACTCAACAAAAACCTTTGTTAAACCCCGTTCATCTACTTTGGGTGCGCTTAGTAACTTAGTTATAGTCATGTCTTCCATCCTTTTATTAGTTCCATATAGTGATCTAGCTTGGTTATTACTAGCCACTCTTGTCTGTCTGCTCTAAAGAAAACTACTGGCTCATACTCACCGCCTTGCTTGGCTTGGTCAACAAAGTCATAGATAGTCTTCAAGTTCTTCCTGCGCTTTACTTCAGCAGAGATAGGGATAAGCTCTCTTGCCCTTGGACTTAACTGTATGTCTTCCCCTTGTTGGCCCATAGCCGTTGACCTAACATCGTCAGGTTCTAGTGTTGGGAACGTCTTCAGTATCTTATCCCGTATCTCTTGTTGACCTAAGCGGCCTTTGGCTTTCGATGATGCGGCGGAACCCATAACTCTCCTTCCGTTCGTCTGAGCCACAGTAGTCGGGCATTTTCTAGTACCCTCTCTTCGTCTCCGTCATACCGATGTACCACAGCGTGATACAGCTCTTTCTCGTTAGTGCAATGAACTAGCATGTCCTCTGCCTTAACTGGACCTACCCTGTGTAGACCCTTGATGTTATCTGCTGCATCCCCCATAAGGATTTGTTTGTAGAACCAGTGTAGTCCGTCAAACCTATCCATATAGGTAAAGGTCTTCTTAGTCAGGTTGTAGTGAAGGCCTTTGATTTGCAGCATGTCCTTGTCGATGGTAGCCACAACTGCACGATAGCCAGTGTCAGCTGCATCTATAGCTATTAGATCGTCTGCTTCTTCTCCCTCTGAGGTAATGGCATCCCACTCTTCAGACAGGTACCTACGAACAACTGGTAACATACTAGGCTTAGGCTTATCACTTCTGTTTCCCTTGTAGACCGCAGTCTTTGCAATATCGAAACGAAAGTTGCCCTTGCCAGTTAAGTAAACTGAGTAGTCACCCTTCTCATTGTAGAAGGAACACTCTGCTAGTATCTCTTTCATAAACGCTTTAGCATACTCTAGGGCTTCTACCGAAGTACACTCACGCTTACCGTCTTTGTCTTCTACTTTGTGGGCGGCGGCACGGTATGCCACTATGTCGCCATCCACGATAGTCTTTAAAACTGGGACCATACTTCTTCTCCGCCCATATACTTTGAGCCTATAGCTAAGTCTCCGAACCCAGCAACCCTAGCCACGTTCTGACAGTGGTCTAGGAAGTCTTCAATAGTGTTTACATTAGAGGATGAGTAGGAAGCCTCACGATTATCGTCAGGCCCCCATGCTTCTTGGCTAAGGGTGATAAGTTTCACCTAGAAGCCATCTTCTGACACAGTTGACTGGTACTGTACCAACTTAATCACGCCGATCTTATCGACACGGCTTCCTGTACGATCACCTTCACCATAGACAGTGACCTTGACACGCACTTCAGTACCGTTACCCAGCTCACCGTCAGCGAACGTCCAAGCTGCACCCTTAGTCAGCTCATCACCTGACCAGTTAACAACCTGTGGGGCGCCACCCAGTGCCTCTGCTACGGGGTTTACATTGTCACGCTTGAGGCGAATGAACTGGCCGATACCATAGCCATCACCGTTGCGTGGGTCTTTAAGACGCTTGTGGCCTCGGAACTCTTTTGCTACGCCAGCTTCCCAGAACATTTCTAGGTCTGCATCTGTGGCTGGATAGAAGTTCATGTTGAACTGACCTGTAGGGTGGAAGTCAGGGTTGCTATCCATGTTCTCTTTGAACACACGTGCATACTCCACGAAGCCGTTCATTACGATAACTCTTGCTTTACTCATTTTATATTCCTTTGTTGAGTGTTTATATTATATAGTAGGTAGTAAGGGTCTTTCAACCCCCTTTAGTGGATTTCTGCATAACTTTTACCAAAAGAGTGATCTATACCTAACGGAAGGTTCAGCTTAACACTGTCATTGGCACAGCTCATAGCATCTTTTAGCATACTAGATAGTCTTGCTTCTTCTCCCTTTGGTACTTCTGCAATGATCTCGTCATGGAACTGCCCAAGTATCTTAACACCAGACTTTCTGACGTGGCTAACCCAAGTGTCAAAGCAGTAGACGCCTGTGCTTTGGTTTAACGTGCTGAACCTGTCCTTGTCACTACGCAACACATGCCAGAACTTTGACACAGGGTTTTGTATCCACGACTTACCCATAAGCTCCCTAACCTTAGCATTGTTAGCCACCCTCTGTACTGCCCAGTTACGGGCCCAGAAAGCTTCTAGTAGGTTAGCTGCTGCCGTTTGTGTAAGACCTGTCTCACGTGCCAGCTTAGGGGCTCCTACACCATACGTGGCACTATAGTTAACGACCTTGTAGTTCTTCCGTAAAGCTTTAAGGCTAACTTCCCCAGAGTTGTGCTTGTCGATGTCTTCCTGTGTTACAGCACCAGCAAACTTAGCGAGGTCAAGGTGAGGGTCAAACCCTTCCTTGGACATGTCATTAACGTAGTCAGGGTCAAGAGGTTGCATGTAGTGACGCTTGGTAGTGTCCTCTAAACTAACCATGTCAGCACCACACAAAGTCATACCGTCCCTTGCTATCAAACAGCCACGAATGTCCTTACCGTAAGGCTTGTCCACCGATGGTAGGTTAACTAAAGGTCGTGAGTGCTTGAACCTAAACGTGTTAGTCAGGCCAGTAATGGTAGCCTTAAGGAACCCGCCTCTCTCACAGGAGATGAAAGACTTGATGATACCAATACGGTGCGACAACACAGTAAGGCCGTCCAGTAATGCTACATCACCATTGACACTTATAAGACGCTTAACACTGTTACACAGCTCACCGTCCTTACGGATTTGTGGTACCTTCCTTTCAACCATGTGTACACTTTGGCCGTCACTTTCCTTAATAAAGTTAAACGTACAGGGCTCCCAACCCATAGAGAACAGCCAGTCCTTCACCTGATCTGGTGAGTTAGGGTTGGCTGGATCAGTCTTGTGTAGCACCCGTAGGCTCTCTGTAGTCATAGGGTACTTAGCTTCAGCCAGTAGTTCGAACCACTTAGTAGCAGCAACAGAAGGTAGGCCGTTCTTAAGGGTCATACGCTCAAGTGCTGGCTTGTTTTTCATAACCCAGTGTTGCTTCTCAGGCATGACTTGCACTAACTGATCGACCTTAACTGACTTGGCTGCTTCCCAGTCAATCAACAGGGCGTTAGCTTTAAGTAAGTCTACCCGCCAGCCGTTGTCAGCTTGCTCCCTAGCAGTCTGCATCTTGGTTGTCAGGTAAGACAAGAACCTAACCTTCTCTGACTCCTGCATGTACAAGCGGTCAAGCTTCTTCTCTTGTATTGACCACAGACGAAAGTTGATCTTAACGTCTTCTTGACAACGGTGAGCATACTCGTCCTGCGACAAGTTGTCCCAGTCATCTACTACAGGCTTAGGCACACCAAAGTCTTCACCATAAGAGGCAAGACCATGACTGGCCCTCTCTGGCGACAAGTACCAACTGATGCTTAAGGTGTCGATCAACTTAGCTTTGATAGTAATGCCCAAGACCTTTTCGATAGCAGGAACATCGAAGCCTACAATGAAGTGACCGATCAGAGTGTCTTGACTTAAGAAGAACTCACGCATTTCATCATAGTCAAACATAGACACAGGGTCTGCCATGTCAGGGGTCTTATAGCTTACAACGTGTATCTTGGTTAGCTTGTCCAAGAACCCGTCAGTTTCAATATCGAATACAGTCATAGTTATATCCCTTGCTTGTACTTATTCCCTGCGCTGTGGGTAAATCCCATACGCCACTGCGAACGCTTCATATAGTCCACATACATCCGATGTGCGCCACAGTCTTTTACACCTTGTAGGGTATCACCCATATAGCCAATCTTACTGTTACAAGAGGTACATAAATACCCTCGGAACATCTTAGTTTTGTGATCGTGATCAATACTAAGCTTGTCTGTCACCTTACCACAGCACTCACAAGCGGCTGGCTTCAAAGAAGCAAAACCTCGGCGCAAGCAAGCCTTAACACTTAAGTCTAAGTTATAGCAGGTCTTGCACTCGTTGCGTCTTCCGTCCCGCATATCATGCTGCTTGTGAAAATCTGTGAGGGGGAAAGTTCCGTCACAAGTCCTACACACCTTACTGGTAGTCATATCAATCTCCTGTGTATTGTCTGCACTAACTCTATAGCCATGCAGTATTGCCCTATGTTGAGGTCATAGACCTCTCCGTCTTGATCCCCATAGGCGCCCAGTAGTGTCCAAGCTTCGGGGTCGTACTTATCGTCCATGCCTAACCTTACTATAATATCTTGTGTCCCGTCAAGCACTGGTACGATCACTGTATAAACTTCGTTGTATTTGTAGTAGTCCTGCTCGTCCATGTCATCGTCTATCGGTACTATATTATCCATAGTCTAGTTCCTGTAAAGTAAAAGTATCCATGTTAAACCGTAGTGAACCAGCATAGCCCTCTTCACTACATGGGCGGTTCTTCTCAACCTTCAAGGTGGTTGTGTTTCTTTCTTGATCGTCCTCTGCTTCCTTGTCTCTGCTCAAGTCTATAATAACTGAAGCCCTTTGTCCAATCATTTTACAATACTTTGGATCACCATCATCATTAGTGTGTGCGATAGTGATGATACCCACGTTAAGCTCTGCTGCTAACTTAGACAACCGTACAGACAAGTCCGACAACAACTCTTCCTTAGAACTCTCTGATCGACCTGACACTACATCTTGGATAGGCTCAAAGAATACATAGCGAACACCGCAAGCCTCACGGAAGTATCTGATCTGCTCACACAACTCTTCAGTACCCTGACCGTCACCTAAGAAGAACTGATAGATACACTCGTTGGCAGCTATCTGACGAATGGCATCTTCCACTTGCTCAGTAGCACCACCAGCGTCGATCAGGTCTCTTCGGGTCACGTTCATGCCCAGCTTGTAACTAACGAGCCCTAAGAGGCTCCTAAGCTTTGTCTCTTCCAAGTGCCAACTGGCAAAGGGTACATCCCGTTGGATCAGGTTGTACTCTAAGTACCGCATTACCTCTGTCTTGCCGATACCAGTGGGTGCCTTAATGACGGTAAAGTGACCTTGCATGAGTCCCATGATTTTGTCGTCAAGGGATTGGATACCTGTAGGCACAAACTGATGGTCGGGAGTCTCTCTAAACAGCTTAAGGAACTGATCAGCAGTGTTAAGAACATTGTCAGGAACATACTTCTTAGCGTTCCACCAAGCAGACTTAAACTCTTGTCCAGCCCCAGCCTGTAGAAACTCGTTAGCGTCTTTGTACTTGTCATGCGACACCCTGTAAGTCTTGTTGGGGAACAGCTTTGATATCTTAGTGGCGATAGCATTGCCTGCCTCATCACCGTCAACACTGATAATGATCTTCTCAAAGCTATTGATCCACTCACTACAGTTCTCCCACAGCTTCTTAGAGGGGGTCGCAGAGGGCAACGATACCACAGGGTTAGTGTAGGTACCCGACTTAAGCATCTGGGACACAGAGAGGGCGTCCAGCTCTCCCTCAGTGATGGTTAACATCTTAGATGAACCAGCGGTAAAGAAGTTCATACCGAACAGCTCGTCACCCTTGAACCCTTCTTTAGCCCAGAAGCCTTTCTCTTTAAGGTTACGTACCTTCACGCCACCACTAGGGTACTTGTACTCTTGTGTGTTGTCGTAGGTCATTACACCGTAGTCTTCCATAGTAGAGGCTTTGATGCCCCTCATGTCTACGTACTTGCCATCACCCGTAGTGGGTATGGTCTTTGTGGTCGGGATATGTTCGCTCATGTTTCCTCTTTCTTTCTTCGGGTACTTATCGTCTGCCCAGTCAAAGGTAGCGTGTGACTTGTTGGCAGGGTAGCCTTGTCCGCAGCTGTGACACTTGCCGTAGCCTTCTGTGTTGTACGCAAAGGCGTCAGACGAGCCACAGTCTACGAAGGGGCAGGGTTGGTGTGGTGTTTCAGTCATTGTGTTCTCCTTTCGACAACACATATCATATGGCAACAAAGATACAAGTAGAAAATAAATATTTATCTGCCCCTTGACAACAAAATAAAAAGTTCCATCTACCTTAAGTACCCTTTAGTTAAACATAAGCTTTTAACTATTAGTATTAAACATAATAGTAATAACTTATGTTAAACTTATGTTAGTCACTAGCGGGTAGCTTTCTACATTCCATAATGATTTTACCATCTTGTTCAAACACACAGTACATGTAGTTGTTGTGTGTAATGTACAACGTATAGGGGTCTAGCCATTCAATCTTCATTACGCCTCAGCTCCTTGTGGTTGTCGTTAAGTTCTAATATGTAGTCCAGTGACCAATCTTTAAAGTCCTCGTTTGCATTAACTTCCCGTACCTTGTTTTGAACTATTAGCATTATCCTAGCAGCAAACTTGTCAGAAAAGTGCATTTCTATTTTTTCTAAGTAGTACATAATTTCACAAAACGTCATCTTACTAAAGCCTCTACTGATACTGGGAACAGTTTGATCATCTCACTTTTTATGTAGTCTGCTACTAACCTTGTCTCATACTGCGTATCAGGCTTACACCTGAGGTTACACATGTCTATGAAGGCATCTAGTGAGCCTGACCAGTACCACTCTGTCATTGTAGACTGAGGTAGTACCATACGTGCTTGCTCTGGTGCTATTCCTTGAGTTAGCATCTTCTTGTAGTCACCTAGTGCCTTCTCTGCCACCTCCTTTACATAGATGTTAGGGAAGTACTGGGACTGACTTTTTCCACCGCTCCCCTGCTTCTTATCCTCACTCTTGTCCCTCCAATGTTCAGGCTCATAGAACTCTGGATCACTGTCCACATACCTACGAGACACCTCATTCCATCGTAGGAACTTATGCTTGACCAACTGCCTAGCGACAAAGATAGGAGCCTTGATATGAAAACTAGCAAAGGCATGACCAAAGGGTGACATATGCTTATGCTTGGCTAGGTATTTGATCAGCTTGGTGTCACCCTCTGTCATAGCTTTGTGTGTCTTACCAAAGCTTACCCTAGCTGCATTGACTACACTCAGGTCACTGCCCATGTGGTCTATGTATGTTACTTCGATCATAGTCCTGTACCCTTCCACAGCCGCAGCTGTGCCTTTAGTTTGTGGTTTTCTTCTAGCAGACGCTTGGCTTCTCTCTCCCACAAATCTGCCTCTCTCTTTATTATCTTGTAGTCGTCTTTACACTTGTCTAGTGTCTCTAACCACACATCTCTGTTTATCATAGCTCTCTCCTAAAAGTTTGGCTCACCGTTATCATCAAATGTTACATCGTCTCTTACCCATATGGGTGCCGTATCATTTTCCACCGTAGGGACTTTATGATCTAGTACACCAATCATACGCAACTCTTTTTTTAGTTCTTCACTCATCTTTTTTCTCCTTCATTGCCAGTACTAAATCAAATTCCCACGGAGGGTGCAAGCAAATTCCCACGGAGGGTACAAATTCCCACGTAGGGGTGATAAATATATCACACTAAATTCCCACGTAGGGGCCAAATTCCCACGGAGGGCTTTCCATTGTAGGGCTATTAGTAATGCCCGGCCTAAGAGTATTAATATGACTCGGAGTATTAGTCCTGGTCTTAGTATGACTAAGAGTACTATTAAGAGTAAGACTAAGAAAAAGACCCTGAGTAATACTCAGAGCCTTAGTCAGATTAATAGTATTAGTATTTAACAGGGTAATAGTCTGACCCATAGTCCTGCTTTCTTTGCTCTGGCAAACTCTGACTCTGCCTCTGACTTGCTACGAAAAGATTTATGACACATCAACTCGCCATATGGGTCATAGAATGTTAAACGGTAATTATAATACACGGAGAATCTCCCTTCCTCTAATACTTGTTAGTGCTATTTCCTGCGCCGTAGCTTCGATCCAGACCTTTGCTCCGCATGGTAGTGGGTGATCTGGCTCATACTTTACCTCTGAGCTGACTTGCAGGTCTACCTCATGGACTTTGTAATTATGTCTATAAGTCTTAGCGGTCAGAGTTGGATCATTCCTACCGTTCTTGGCATTGGCTCTGATTATGTGTTGGTTAACGTGTATCCGTATTTTCATTATCTTTTCCTCTGAGGTTTATTATCGTGATGATAGGCGAGTTGTGTAATAGTAGAATGTCCGAGGTTTCGAACAGGGCAGGACCAAGTGATCTCAGTTATTAGTTGGTTAACGTCCTCGGCAAAGGCCGCCTCGGTCGGGTTCTGGGCTATGACTGTATCTAAGTGTTCCAGCCAGCTCGTATCTATGTCTTGTCTGCTCATAGTGTACCTCATAGTTGGCCCGATCTGGGCGTTTGCCTGCATATGCGGCCCTCTAAGGCCATTCTAGTGGTTTGGGCTATGGTAACCGCCGGATTGGCGACATGG